CAAGCTGTCCTGCCATGCGAATACCAGCATCAGTTAAATATATATCAGTTACGTCTGTTGCGGTTGTATTTGAAAACCTCATAATGTTTCCTACTTTACCGCCAAAGGGGTCAACTGAAACACCCTCAATAATAAATTCTCCAATACCTGTAGCATGAACACCACGTATGCGGCTATCAGCTACGGTAACACTTGTTGCACCATCCACCAGAATGTTTCCTGCTAGCGTAGTATTAAATACACAGTGCGCTACATGAATATTCGTTGCCATTAAAATCTCCTATAAAAACTACAGTAGCTATATTATACTAAAAAAGGGCGCAGGATACAACTCCCACGCCCTTTAAAAGTTAACCTAATTGATATTAGGAGCCGTTACCGTAGTAACCACGCCAATCAGAGAAGCCAAAGCTATAACGCTCACGAGCCTTAAAGCGAAGGTTTCCTGTATCGAAGTCAGGTTCCATTTTAGTTTGCAACGGCGCACGTACAAACATCTTAGCACCATTCGGCACATCAGTTTTGATATAGAAGCCATTAGCATCCGTAAACCGCTGGTTTACAAAGAAGCCACCAGGCAACATGCTCTGATTGCGAATAGAGTTAATGTCGTTTGTATTTGTGATACCATTACCACCGTTAGCAGCTGTTGATGTTGACAATGTGCTGTTCAGAACTTGGTCTGCCACAAAAATCAAATCAGACGGAATGTGAAGACTTACGGCGTTAGCACCGATAAGAATACCATTGTCATCTTTAGTTTTGCGTACAGCAATCAAAGCCGTTTCAAGAGTAGCTTCTGAAAGGTCGTTGTTACCTAGAAGGTTATCTTGAACACCATTCCCGATTGTCGGGTGACTGTCAGAGAAGAACGGTTGCCCATCTCCACCAGCAAATGCTGAGTTAAAGCCATTGTTAAATACATCGGCAGCTTTTTGTTGTTTAGTGTTTGCCATTGCACGGGCAAGACCCCTTGCACGTAGTTTAGCAAACGTGTCATAAAGATTGTCTTCCATTGCTTCTTCTGTAACAGCAAATGCGAGGGCAATAGTCTCGTGTGTGTAACGAGAAGTAAAGCCTTCTTGTGCATCTTTGTACTGTACAGCAGCACCTTCACCTTTAGTCGGTGCAGTGCCAAAGCCAGTGAAAAGAACTTCTTCTTCAAAAGCACGGTCACTATTCTCTACTTCAAAAAGTGGCTCGTGCTGGTTGTCAACTTCTCCATACTCAATGCCGAAAACAGCATTCAGACCAGGGAGAAGCTCTTTTGCAATACTTGCTCTATTAATAGCCATTATTAATCTCCCTAGTTAGTTGTGGTTACTGGAGCCGTAACGAATACATTACGGAAGTTATCAGCATGGTTGTTAAGCATAACCTCAATTTTCGTGAAAGCATCGTCTAGCTTATTGCCAGGTTCGTCTACAACACGAATAACTTTGAGGTCAAGACCAGTAGCTGCTACCGTGCTAGCGTCACCGCTAGCTCCAGATTGACCAGTGAATGTTGAACCAGATGTCAGCGAATCTTTAAATGAAATGTTTTTACCTACAACTGCTGCTGAAATTGTAGCATCCGCTTGAATGACATAAGTTTGTGCAGGATTGTCAGTGACAAATCCTACAGCATCGGTGACTGATGTGCCACCTGGGAAAAATGATTTGAACTTCTGTTCCCCGTCCTCTACATACTGACAGCCTTGGAATACACCAATGGGAGCCTCACCGATAGAAACAATAGCTACAAGGTTTCCAGCGGATACACGTACAGGCGCACCCTTGAAGATGGTAGCCGCAGTTCCGCTTTTAATAGGATACTCATTTGTACCATTACTATTAGGTGCAGCACCACGAATACGGGTAGGAGTCAAACCAGTTGGGTTAAAAGATGCAGTCATCTTATTTCTCCTTTAGTTGTGTGTAACCAAGGCAGTTATCTAATCGAAAGAAGGATTACGTCCTTTAGTTACACTAGATTTACTTGCGTTTGTGATAGGCATTCTCCTGTCGCTTGCTCCTTCCAGTTGCCGATTAATGGCTTCTGTACGGTCAGAAGTTTGCTGTCTCATATATTGTTGTCGTGCTAAGACACGTTTTGTTTCTATTTTAGCTAGTGCTAAATCACCACGACAAACGGTTCCTTTGTAACGTCCTTCTTCTCTAACCATCGAAGAGTGAGCAAGTTCTGGAACTTCTTCAAGAGAGACAAATTCATGTCCTTCAGCCAATTTTTTACCTACGTTACTATAGTCATCTGCACCTTTGAGGGTTATACGTACCCAACGTAAATCAAATCCCTGGTCTTTAAATCTGTCTGTAACAGATTGGGGAAGGTCTAAAAGGTTTGGTTCTTGGTAAACAAATTCTTCCTCTCTTGTTTGCATTTCACGAGTCTGCGTATTACGTGTAGTTGTGCGTGTCATTATGTGTTTCCTTTCGCTTATCCAATATTTGTGTATCCACCATCGCCAGCCCGTTCAATTTTGAGCTTTTCTTGTGCATACTGTTCAAGTGATATACCCCATTTGTTAGCAAGTCTAACATCCTCTTGAGTAAGTTTTACTTTCTTACCAGATGAAGTTTTTGGAGCTAGCGAGGCTCCAGCAACCACTTGAGCAGGAGTTGACGTTTCCTGCGGTACGGGGGTTTCAGTGTTTCCACCAAATTTATTTGGAAGATATTCACCTAGTCGGCGGTCTACTTCCTCATAATAGTCGTCATCAGAAGGGTCATAGCCCTCATTCTGAACCTCTTCATCAATCTGAAGAGCAACAGCTGTTAATACTTTATCCTTATTAAACCACTCATTTTTATTTGTCCATGCAATAGCTTTTCGCCTTGCTTCACTAGACACTTCTGCATTTGCTTTTTGTTCTTCTTTAGGAGTGTATTCGGTAGGTTTAAAAGTTTCAGCTTCTTTTTTATACCCTTCTATCTTAAAAGAATCTTGCTGTGCATTATTAAGAATTTCTTGAGCTTTAACAATTTGTTCTGTATCACCAGAGTCAAGAGCTTGTTTATATGCATTCTTAGCTAAATCTATTCTTTCAGTAACTTGTCGCTCATTAGATTCAACATTTGTATTTAAGAGCTTAGAGTATTCTTCATCTCTCTCCTGCAGCTTTAACTGCATTTTTTTATTTTCATCTATAAGGCTTTGTATTTCAGCTTCTCGTTCTTTCTTTTGTTTAACAAGTTGCCTAATTCTTTTTTGTGCGCCAGATGTTTCTACGCCTTCTAAGGCTTGTTCTTCCTCTGTTTTTTGTTCTTCTTGTTTTTCTTCTACTTGAGCCTGAACAGGTTCTTCCTTTTCAATTTGAATAGGTTCTTCTTGTTCTGCTTCTTGTCCTTCAATTTCAATTTCAATTTTTTCTTCCTCAATTTTTTGAGGAACTATTGTTGACCATTCTTCATCAGCCATTGTATTCTCCTGTTTTACGTCCATAGCGATATAGACGAGTTACGCTACTGTTAATTAAAAAATAATACAGGCAACAATAATACCAGCAAAAGCACCTAAGAACGCCATTGCTTCTTCAAAGCTAGTGTCATCAAGTAAATACTGTGCCATACTTAGTTCCTTTAACAGCTATATTATACAACATGTTTTTTTATTACGCAAATTAGTGTGATAAATTATATGTTGGGTCGAGGTCTTTTGAATCTTCAACAACCATTTTAATTTCGTCATCAAAGAGCAAAAGTAGTTGTACACCTTTATAAAGAAATCTATTGCCAGAATGTTTGCCATAACAAACATAATCGCCTTCTTTACACCACGGCATATCATTAAATTTTTTATCTTGATAAGCAAGATTACCTATGACTAAAACCCTACCAACTGTTGTAAGATAAGCCATGTCCGATTTGGTGGAATCTGGTAATAGTATGCCACCTTTAGTTTGACCCTTAATAGATACTGGTCGTACAAGGATGTGATATCCTGGTAGTTTAGGTAAAACATCGGGGTCAGGTATTTCGGCATCAGTAATCCACTCATCGTTTAAATAACTACGAGAAACTGCTTGCATATTAATCTTCCTCAATATATTTATTTACAAAATCTTTTATTAAATTTATACTGGTTTCGATTCCTGCAATTCTGCCTACGCTTTCTCTGTAACTATGATAGTCTGAACTTCCCCCATATGCAAGTGAATTTTTAATATTTTCTATTTCTTTTTGTAGTTCTTTTGCTATTTCTTCATATAACATTAAATACTTCCTTGTTGCTGTAAGAGAGTTGTAAGAAGTTTAGTAGACTCTCTCGCTGCTTCAAGGTCATTTTGTTCTTGAGCTTTTAGAACATCTGCTAGAATATCTAGAGCTTTCAATGTTCGTTTATTGCTACGGTCTTCCTCTCGCTGCATAGCTTTCATATTATCTGAAGCACCCTGTTGTTGTGCATCAAGGAATATTTTTTGTTCTTTAAGGTCAAGGTCACGATTTTTAAGAGAAGCATCAACCTGTGCTTTTGCTATTTGAGCTTGTGTTTTATTCTGCTCAACTTGAAGTTTCTGTGCTTCAATAGCAACAAGCTGTTGTTCAGGTGTCATGCCGCCTTGCTGTGCAAACATCTGATTAGCTTTTAATACTTGTTGTGCGGCCTGTGCTTGAACCTGTCCTATAACTTCAGGGTCAAGAGCTATTTGACCAAGAACTTCTGGATTTTGTAGAGACTGATTATAAAGACCCATCATTTGTTCTTTATATTTTTCTAACATATGTTCTGAAATATTAGCCTGTAATGCAAGTGCTATCTTAGGAAATAAAGGATTCTTAGCATTTATAGGGTCAGCTAAAAATGCACCTTTAACATTAATGTGAGCATCATGGTTCTGACCAGCAAATGCTTTAATAGGTTTGCCTTCTGAAACTTCTATAATATCTGTCATAGGGTCATTTGGTTTTGCTTCTTTTTTAACAGGCATTAGTTTGTCTACATCAGGAACATTAGCTGTGGTAAGCATTAGCCGATTAATCTGCTCCATATCAAACATGCCTTGCGGTGATTGTGAAGCAATTTCTTGAACCATTCTAATCAAAAGCATACGTTGTGCGTTAGATGGAATATTTGGGTCACTAACAGGAATAACATCTATACAACCATCAAAGTCTTTCTTAAATACTTTTTCTTGAATACCTGGCAAATCATATGGATATTCATTAGGTAAATATTCTGCATCAACACGCTTTAAGATTTTAAATTCATCTCGTTGCGATTTGTGTAACCGTTTATGTATTGCAGAGAAAAATTTACTTGATGCCTCAAGCAAGGCCATTGTTGTTCCAACTGGACCATACCCTTTACTATCAGCAATAATTTGCTCTGTGCTATCTGCAAACTTTTGTCCTGTCTGTGTTGTAAACTTCAACATATCAAATAATGTTGAAGATGGTTCTTTAAATGGTAATGAAACAATAGCTTTATTTAGGTCAATGCCCGTTGATTCCACTTCTTTAAATTCACCAGGAGCAATAGGGTCATTATCACCAACAACACGGACACCCTTTGCTTTAAAACCAGCGGGTAGATTAGCGAACTGACCAGCATCCAACAGACTACGCATAGCAGCAGTGGCAGACATAGTAAGATTGCCAAGGAAGTGAATAAGACCCAACCCATAGAAACCAAAACCAGGAACATAGCGATAATGGGTGAAGTGTAGTTTCTTCTCATATTTAGAATCCCCTTCATTCCAGTTACGTCTAATAGACAAGACCTGTCCCGACTGTTGTTCAACTGTTACAATATAGGGACAAGGCACACTATTATCGTGCATCTTATCTTCAGGCATATCTAAATAGCAATGCTGTTCTAGTAAAACATATTGTTCATCAGAGTCACTAGAAGGAGACAAACCCAAAACAGTATCCATTTTTTCTGACATGCCAGAGAAATCAGGAGTATATGCATCTGGAAGTTCTACATCCATATACATACCTGCATTAATTTGTCTTGACAATTCTATTGGGCTGCGATACACTAGATGCGTATACCTATCTGCTCTCATTAAATCTGTAGCATAATATGAAATATAGAACTGGTCAATAGGAACAAACTCACTTACAGGACGACCAACACTAGCATCATAGTAAATCTTTTTAATTGAAGACCCAATCAAAGGAAGATGAAATAGCATACGTTCAAACTCGTCAAAGTATTCAGGCATTTGGTCTGTAACCTGATAGTTCATAAAGTTTTGAACACGATTAGCTTGTTGTTGTTTCTTTAATGTTACTTCACCAAGAACCTGTGTTTTAACTGGTCCCCCTGATGGAAATAGCTCTTGCGATGCTTTTGATTGAAACTTAACTGCAGACTCAATAAGAAGAGGGTGAACAGCAGTAGCCGCACCCTCAAATGGTTCAGTTGTATCTTCTAGTTTAAGACCTAGTAAATCAAAGCCACGTTCAAACATAGACTCCCACTCAGAGCGAGATTCTTTATCAGCTTCATACTTGCTAATAACTGTTGCGCCTATTTCATCAAGGCGGTCATCATCTAATTTTTCTGCAAGGTTACTATAGAACTCAGAACTTAAATCTATTTCTATTTCTATTTCAGTTTCAACAGGAGATAAATCTACAACAACTTCTCCTGTATTAGGGTCAACTTCAATATTAGCATCTCCAGTTGTTTCTTTTTCTACGTTAATTTGTACAACATTAGACTCTGGTATTGAATCAAAAGGATTTCGTTCTGTAGCCATTATGCTTTTTTCCTAGCCTTTGTTTTGCGTTTCATTTGTTCAATGTATCTACGATACACAGAACTCGCTCCTGTTTTACCTGCTACCTTTGCTCGTTGCTCCATAGCAATGGCGGCTTGTATTTTATGTGCATGTGTTCTACCACTTGCTTTTATTTTACGAACACTAGCTTCTGCATCTTTAATAGTTGCAAACTTTAGCCCACGTATAGTTCCTTTGGGATTTTCGTCTGTATATAAATCAGAGTGCTTTTTGCTACGGGCAGGTTGTCCCTTTTTTCTAGGAATCCTTGGAGCCATTATTTGTCCTCTGCATATAGGTTATCAAAAACTCTGTTGACATCTAAAGTATAATCTAAATCACTTTTACTATAATGTATATGTGCAGATGGTTTAAAGTCTGGCGCACCTTCACCAGCTTCCCACCAAGCAGGATGCGTTACCCTGACACGATTATTGGGTAACGCAACTATGTTACCTGTCCACGGTCCCGCATCTAGTAAATGCATAACGTGACTTTGCTTGTGCTGTGCAGGGTCATCTGCAATCTCGCTTTCAGCATAGTCAACAGTAAATAAATATTTAGCAGGGAACATCTCCCCATTAATTTTTGCTAGCCACGGACAAGGCGTTGCTCTGTCTAATACATAAACCGAATGGGTATGTGATGAACAGTCCCAAGGTTGGGCATCATGTGTTGCCATCGGTTCAGGCCAATCCTCTACA